GTCCTTACCGAACGTCTTTACCATGACAGATTCAACAAAGGCGGCATCATCGGATTCTTTGGCGAGAGCGATGATGTTTGCCGTTGATGACTGAGGGATAAGCAGGTCACGCGCCTTGCGGAAAAGTTCTTCACCGCGCAGCCCTTCACAATGCAGCTGTGACACGATTTTCTCTATCTGCCTGCCCTTCTGCTCGCTCCATTCGCATCGCATCATCAGCCGGCCAATCACGTTCACCTCTGCACGGTCGTAATCTTCTCCGCCCAGGTGATCGCCCCACACGCCCAGCAGATGCCTTACCCACGCCTGCTGCGATTTGTTGATGTTCTTCCACCCGTTGCCGAATAACCGGCGCATGTCGGCCGCGCTACGTACACATGAAAGCCTGACGATTTGCTGATAGTCACGCTCAATGCGCATGCTTAACCCCCATCATTTTCGCCGTATTGCGGATTATCCGGTAGTTGATCTCATACATGCCGCGCATCTTAAGGATGCGAAGCCTGAGCCACTTCTCTCTGAGGTATTGGGTCATGCTGCCTCCCTCTGCTTTACCAATGCGCGCAGAGCCGCCCTGTAACGCGCACGTATGCCGTCCAGTTCTTCTCTGGTGTATCGGTGAGGTTCGTTGTTTGATTCGAGCGCCAGAACGCGCTGAAGGCCGATTTTGGTGATGAGGTTGATGCGGTATGGACTGATGTTGCCTGACTGATGCGTGTTGCACGCACTACACTGGCTGTGAACATTGTCCTCGTTGAAACGTAACTGCGAAGCCGCTGCAGTCGTCCGAAAATGTCCTGCGTGATAGCTGACTGCTGTTGTGCTGCCACAGCTGATGCAGATATTGCCGTCCCGCGCCCGGATGTAGTCGTTGAATGCCCGCTGGGTCATGTTCATCCAGTGGCTTAACGGTTTCACATCGGCTTTGCGTTTGTTCCATGCAGCGCGCAGCTCTTTCTCCAGGCGCTTTTGCTTGCGCTCAGACATCTGGTTAGCGAGTTGGATGGCACATTTGGGAGAACAGACGGTCTGGAGGCTATTGCGGGGGATAAATTTTTCAGGACAACATTTGCACTTCTTCGGCTTCGGCGTGGTGCCTTTAGCCATGCGTCAGCTCCTCCTGTCGCTCGTCTTCGTGCTGGAAATCGTCGCCGTCGATTGGCATTAGCTGATTTCTACGCATGAGATGCCAGCCATCTTCACCGACGAACGCATTTTTGATGTTTCCAGTTACGAGGTAAAGAGTCTCACCACTTGCGTTTTCACACATTCCGTTAGTCTTGGGGCTCCTGAATCTCTTCCCGTCAGCTATCAATCGCTCAATCACTACCGATCTGCCGAGGTTTTCATGAACGTTATACGTTTTCACCACTAAGGCTAGGCAGCCTATTTTAAGTTCGGCCATTATCGCTCTCTCCGCTCATCAAAAAGTTGGGGTCCTGCATCAGGCTTATTTCGCAGCTTGTGCAGCAGTACACCACTGACTCTGGCAGCGCCGCAGAACAGAAAGCGCACACAGAAGCAGATTGCTCGCCAGCGCCACCGGGCGGATTTGATGGGCTGATGCATTTCGGCCTGTTCGAACCGGTAATCTGTTTCACAGTTTTCACATGATGCTCCATACCAGTACTTGTCTTCTGATGTGAGGATGGTGTGGCAGCGGCAGCAGCGGTCTTTCATACGTAATTCCTCAGAACCCGAAGGTAAGCTTTGCCCCTTGGTCGCACTTTCTTTTTGATACGCGCATCTAACGCATGAAGAAATGGCCTCAGCTTGTTTCGATAGCTCCTGTTTCTGATATTGCGCGCATAAATGTAATGCTGCCGGTCAATCTCAATGGTGTGCAGGTGATACAAGTACGAGATATAAGTTCCTTTCATCGCGTCCTCCGGAGTCTGTCCCATTTAGCCTGTAGCAGCCCACCTACATAATCGAAGGTGCCGACCTGATTTGCTGTGGGCGTCTTTGAGGGTTTTCTGCGTCGTGACTCGGTGTGATAGATGGCGTGGTTTTCCATTCGCTCCCATAGTGATTTAGTGCGTCGCATGATGCCTCCAGCTTTGCATTCCTGCTGAAGCCCTAACCGCTTCCAGATATTCCGGCGCCTTTCTTAGCCCCATTGAGCGGGCCTTGTTGGTGACCTGCTGGCGGGTCCTGTCGAACATGATTGCCAGTAAATCGGTTGATGCCGTCGGATAGTCTCTGGCTAGGATTTCGAGATGCTCACGGCTCCAGGTGTTTATCATGCTGCGCTCCTGTATTCAGTTTTCACCACGCCGGGCATGCCGGTGGTGTACATCGGGTTTCTGGTCTGGTCTTCCGGGGTTACTTCCATCACGTCAGCCGTGCGCTGGTATACGCAGTAAGGCGCTTGATAGACGCGAGAAAGCCACGCAGCTTCTTCGATGGCTGCGCCTATATCGGTAAAGGTGGTCATGTTATTTTCCGAATCGATTAGCCCATTCAGCCGCACGCGCTGACTCGTCGCTAAACCTGACGTTCCGCTCGGCACCGAAGGCATGGATTAGTGTGATTAGGTCACGCATCTCACTGACGCGCATTTTGCTTGTTGACTGGCCCAGCACTACAAAGCCGCCGTTGATGCCCGGCACTGTCTCCTGACCCTTAAGGCTGGCGCTGAAAATATGCTTCCAGCTCTCAGAGTCGAGCTTCTTCCCGTACCAGACCACCTGGCTCGATACGTCATGCAGGCAGGCCCAAAGCATGCGGTTTTGCGCAAGGCTTCTGGTGTCTTCCTGGATGGTTACCTGCAGAGGTTTTTCGGGATTGGCGGGGAGTTGCTGGATGGCGCTGATGCAGTTCTGTCGGATGTTGTCGCTCCTAAGCAGGAACGTTGCTTTCTCCATCGCGTTTGTCTCGCTTTAATGCGTCGCCCAGTACCTTGCGCATCACCGCCTGGTAGCAGGTGAAGTCATGGAACTTGCGGCCGTGGTTAATGACTTCCTGCAGGAGTGATTCGAACTCATCATCTGGCAGGATATAAGTGGGTTTATTAAGGGGGATTACGTTGCTCACTTGCGACTCCTTGAGTCCTGCTGCTCAACCTCAGCATCAACTATCAGGTCATGTGCTTCGCGCGCCAGCATGTCGATAGCGCTCAGGTGCGCCAGGAACTGCTCAGGCTTCAGGTCGCGCTTCTTAGCCAGGTCAATGATTGCCATCTGCAGGTTGCGGGCCTGTCGCATCAGCGGCGTGTTAATTACCAGTTGAGTTACCTGTGTCATGCTGCGCTCTCCCTGCCCTCAAGCCAGAAGAAAAACGCCCGGTCTACCACGGCATCCTGATAGCCAAGATGTGATCGGGTCAGGTTGTGTTTGTCACCGTGAACGCTGCGATACAGTCGCTCAAAGCGGGTGCGGTTCATCTCAGTCATGACGGCCACCTTTCAGGCAAAAGCGGCGGCGAATGTCAGCGAGGTGGTCCAGAGCCTTCTCGTTGCCGGTCGGGATGTGCAGTTGTGGAATCTGTTTGCGCGGCGGTGGGATGACCTCACCAGCTTCAATGCGGCGGGACATCTTGCGCAGCTCATCGCCTAGGCGTTTGCGACACTCCGTATCAGTCAGGTTGAATGAGCGCATCTGGTTGTAGACCGCTGTCACCATGTGGAAACAAGCCGGGCTTTCCCAGGGGAAATCTTCGCTGCTGTCGTACATGCCGCGGTCCCGGCAGTACAGGCGGAACATGTCGTACAGTTCCTCATCGGCCGGCAGCCCGGCTGCGCGATGTTCGCCCTGCTTGCACCACTCAATAAACTGGCCTGGCGATGGCAGGAACGGCGAACCACTGGCACGCGCCAGCTTCATGCCTGCTGAAAGTTGCTGCTTGTTGTGAATACCCTTCTCGGCGAAAGCGGCGATCCACTGGCGTTTCGCTGCTGCCTCATCGTTCGGGTTGCGCCATGCAGTGCTGACCGACGCCGGAAACACCTGCTTCAGGTTCGAAAACAGAGCATCGACAAGGCGTTCAACGTCTTCATGCACTCCACGCTCAACCGGGCGCGGGCCATCTCCTGCAATGCGAGCCAGTGCGCCTGCATCACGGTTCTGAATTGCTGATACGAGATTTCTCATAGGAATTCAT